TGCCTGAGACAATTTTTGATCACCTAGCCTTAATCTAGGCTCATCCATAGCTTGTTGGATTACATTTTGAGACGCTTGATTACCAGCTACTCTCTGTACTCCTTGCGGGAGTACACCTTCTGAGATAGCGCTTGCTCCGAAATCTGGTACAAGACCACTCGGACTTACCGCGCCACTACTTGGACTCACCCCGCCAAGAGATTGGTTTATAAAATTTGACTGCCTTCTTGCTAGCATGTCCTGCAATCCTTGTCCAGAAACATCTCCCAATGGTGTCGGCGGAACATAAGATGGTGGATTTGATAGGTTTGAATAATCACCAAATTCTGGCATAGAACTTAAATCTTGGTCAGGTAGCATATCGGCTTGAGCTGATGGGATTGCTTGATTAGCCCTATTTCTTAATGATTCATACTCTAAATCTCTCGCATATTCACTACTAAAAGGATTAAAGGTTTCTTTTAATCCAATAGCTGAAGACCTGCCGCCAACAATAGCATCCGTCCCCTGCGTCATGTATTTAGCTGATGTCTTAGGGTCTAACATAAAGTCCATAAATTTTAAATTAGGATTTCCCCTTTTTGCAAGTAGAAAGTCTCTTCTAGCCTTAAGGGAGTTTAATCCAGCTTTACCACCCGAGCGCCAGCTTTCAGCCCTAATAGCGTCTTCTTCCTTAGCTCTTTGCATTTTATCGCGTATGCTTTGTATTAAAAACCTAACATCGGATGAAGCTTGGCTAGCCCCACCTTGGTTCATTTCTAGTATTTCTTGTATTGTTGCCATATTATTACCTCTAATAATTAATTATGATGTGTGAGCACTGTCTGATATACTGAAATCAGCAGTCTCTCCAAATGGTTGAAATGATACGTTTATCTGGGGTCTAACAACCGCTTTGTCAGAAACAGCAGATTGAGCGCTAGTAGCGTCTGGATTATTCCCTCGAAGTCCAATATCGATTACTAAATCCCACCAAGTTTGAACATGAGCCGCATTAAGACTACTATGAGACCAAACTGTACTACCGTCTGATGGATGGTCGTGTGATTCAAATATTAAACGATGCTTACCATAAATTTTTATTGTATCTACAGGAGAATAGTAAGTGTTCCCATCATCATTAGAACCGCCTCCCGCTGTTTCACCAGACGTCCTTATAGATGATTCAATTCTTTGAAACCCTGTAGCCCCAGCTCCCTGCGTGGCAAAGTGCTCAGTTGTTAGTGCAGTGCCTTGAGTATCTTTATCGTCATAGATACCATGAGACAAAACATATTCATTACTAACAACTGCGGGGTCAGCGAGGTTTACAACAGCGGCTGTTGAAGTGTGATATGTTTGACGGTGCATAGGTCTGCTTTTAAAGAAAAGAGGATTGCTCCCAGACACAGCATTTAAACCGTGACCAGATGCGTTGTTAATACGAGATATTAAATGGTATTTAATAAAATGTGAACAAGCGTCTCCAAATGGGTTAGCTCCACTATTGCTGTCTAATTTAGTCCAGTTCTTAGCATAATTACCTGTACCATCCGAGTGGTCATCTACCCAAGCCCCCGAAACATCAACATATCCAGCGGAAACCAAGGCGGCTTCACTATTGTAAACTGTATTAGCCGCAGTAGGTGGCATTATCCCACCTGATAATGACATGCCTCCAGCAACATGAAATACAAAACAATCATAGTCGGCAAATGAATGTTTCATGTTAGTTCGACCCCTGTCTTTAAATGCATCCCAATTACCAGACCCATCAACAAAGGCATCTGAATACTTTGAACCATTGGGGGCAGTGTGGTCGTTGCATTGTTGAATAAAATCATCTTTATCGTCATTATCATCATGACTAACAACATTAATATACAATAGCCCAGATAAAAGCCTCCTGTCTGGAATCCTAATGTATTTAAACTCTTGCCATGCCCTTTTATTAGTTTTTGATAGTCCCATAATTAACTCGGATACGCCTCGAACTGTCCAGCCGATAAGACTTCATACTCGCTTATTATTGTATAATTTTGGCTAAAATCGCCATTTCCTGTTGTAAAGTGATACAAGTCTTTTTTATTATTTATTCCATAATTATTATTATTTAAATCTTGGGCATAGGCGTGTAAGAAAATATGACCATCATCATCAACAAACATTCTTTGGGCTCCTCTAGTTTCTACAATAAAATCTGTAGTGCTAGCCGATGTAATTGTACTACCCCCATTTATTAGAAAAGCCCCAACTGCGTCTAAAGTTATATCCGCACTTCCATCTATAGTAAAATCACCAGTAACATCTAATTCTGGAGTCGTATCTATATTAAACAACATTCTCGTTACTCCGTTGTCCTGAAAATAAATCTTTTCCCCAACAGCATCTAAATAAATATCACCATCTGCATCTATATAGAAATCAGCAGCGGTTCCTCCACCATCAACAGTATGTAACTTAGTAACTCCATTAGTTAATACTTGTAAATACATATAATTAGCAACGTCAGCATCATCATACATATAAAATCTTACAAGAGCAGGGTCAAGATAAAATATATTATTACTTCCATCATGTACATACACTGCTCCTTTAAATGTTGATGAAGCATCTCCTGCAATAGTAAGTACGGTTGCCAGCGATTCGTCACTAGCGGCTGTACCTGATGCACTACCAGCAGGAGCAGTCTGGAAAATTATAGAACCGCTAGTGGCTGTCCCTGTGCTAGTACCAGCTTTGATAGTTACAGAACCACCTTGAACATTTGCAGTCCCTCCTCCACCAGCCGTCACATCGGAACCTCCAATTATAAGAGTGTTGCCAGCAGTGCTAGCCGCTGAATCAACAACTGTCATAGTCCCGCTTGTTGCAACTGCGCCAAGAATAATATCTCCACCAGTAACAGTTAAATCAGCCCCAACTGATACATCTCCAGCTATAATAACATTATGATTAGCATCAATAGAGAATGAATTATTTGCAAGAGTAGCATCAAAAGCATCATCTGTATTAATAACAAATGCATCACTTGAGTCATCTATACCCATTATAGTCTTTAATGTAGAATGACCCCATGTAATACTTCTATCAGTACCATCTGAATCAGCTCCAATAATCATAACACTTGTCATAGCCCTTGAGCCATCAATAAGGAGATATATATCATGGTCATCTGATTCTAATCCACTTAAAGAAGCATGGTTACTAACTCCACCTGAACCACCAGATGAACCTCCTCCAGCAATTCGTATAGCTGGCATTTCGCCCGTAGAAGATATAGCTGTCCAATCATTATTTTCTTTTAAATACTGTACTGTACCTGAGCCTTCAACTTTTCTAAAAGATATATCTCCATCGTTTCCATCCCTAGAATCTGGCTTACCAGAACCAAAGGTGGGTTGTTGAGACTTCTGATGAAGTAATTTGCGTTCTTCTCTAGTAAGAGCCATTACTTAACTCCCTTAGTTCTATAAACAATAGATATATCATTAATTTCAAATGTAGATGGAACTATGCCGTCTGTTGTAAATTTAATAGCAAAGGAATATTTATTATTTGCTTCACTTGAAGTTGATGGTTTTAAAATAGATTGAGTCCATGCTCCACTACCATCGTTGTCTAATTCGTTACTTGTAAAATTTGTTCCATCTTGAAATGTTTTATTAAAAGCAGTCCCTCCATCAACATCATATTTAACTTGAACATTAGTTGTCCCTCCAGTTTTATAAGTAATATATACTTTATAAATCTTCTTTCTAATCGACGGGTCTCCAAAATCAATATCCCTTGTCCGTAATACAAAACCAGAGCTTGCGCTAGAGTCCGGACTCCACGTCATAATATCAGAAGCCGTATTGCTGAGATAGATTAAATCCTGATTGCCGTTAAGAACAAAATTTGTCATATTTGTATTTACTGTTATTTTAGATGCCCCCTTCATCCAAGCCCTCAATACAAAATCATATATATAAACATCAGTATTTTCATTTTTAATCAATAACTGTCTTTTTTTAGGGACATATGCTATATGAGCAGATGACATATCTGTATCATCTGTACCGTCCTTAATAAAAGTCTCCCAGTCGGACTCGCTAATCAGCCTCATGCCCTTTTTTTCTAAAAGATTTGTTACTTGTTTCCCATCGTAAAAATAAACACCAAAAGCATTAAACCAAGCAACCCCATAATCTGTCTTGGTTACGTGATATGAAAAAGCGCAACCCTTGCTTTCGTGTGTATCTTCAAGAAAATCCATATTTTCAGAGACATTTACAACATACATTGTTTTTTCTTTGAATTGTAATATTCTATCGGCAAAAGACTCTAAAGCAACAATACTTTCACCGTCATTAATAACAACGTCCACTGTCCCCATTTCGTCAGGAAATACATCAAATTTATTCACTTGGCTTTTTAGCATTCTATCTGGATAATTTTTTGAGTTTTGACGAACATTACCACCGTAAACTCTCCTTCCTTGAATAGTTGCTGTTTTAAATTTTGCAGAAAGAGATTCGGTATTTCCACTAAAACCATTTATTGTGCGAAATGTATCTATTCCATTAGCAGATGCGGGAAGTATACCTTTTATCAGGCAAGCTTTTGAAAAGAAACTGCCAGTAGTATTTGTCGTGTTGGACATACTGTATGACATTGTGTCCCCTTCCGGGAACCACTTAAACCCCTTCTTGACAAAATCAAGCTCACCTATTAAATAAAAATTATCATTCTCTTGCAATTTGTAATACAACCTAGAACCAGTGACCCTTTTACTGATGGTGTAGACAGGACTACCGGCGCTATTGTAAGGGTTTATATAGGTGTCAAAATTAAATAGTACGGGAGCTCCAACGACATTAATCTTGTTCACGTTACCAGAGCCAGTATCTGTAAATAAATAAGGCAAAGATTCTTGTTTTTCTTCATCGTATAAATAGGTGTGATAGAAAGAATAAAACCCCGGTTGAAAACCAGTTAAGGGTACGCTACTAGCAACAACTGGTCCGCTCATCCAAAAAGTAGGAGAAGCGGCACTACCATTCGTATCGATTACAGTAACAGCCCACTTTACCAAAGTTTCTCCCAACGTATAGGTAGATGTTCTAATATTATTAGAAGAGCAGACTAATAAATTCCAACAATCAGGCTTTATTTCTTCTTCAGAAAAAACAAAACTTACATTAGATGCATCCCCAGATGTAAAATGACTAATTACAACCCTTGCTAAATCTGCGTACTCAGCGGCTGTTATATAAAATCCAAAAATAACAACATTTTCATCGTCTATAGAATATGATTGACCTACGTCTATAACCCCACTTGATGTATCTGTTGCCTCATTAGAATCTGCTTTTACATTATTATTTGCAATCAACGGATGATATGTCGATTCACCATCAGCCGCTTTGTCCGTCAATGCGACATTAGTTCCTGCCCACCCAGCAGCTAAATTAGCGAGCAATTCTGAATATTGTAACCCAACTCTTAAATTAACACTCTGAACATCAGCTACATCTTCACCACTTGCATCAGCAACATTGCCAATATATTCTGAACTAGAAGAATTAACTCCATTACTATCAGAACCCGGAAATGGAGTAGATATTAAACAATTACCAACAGTTGGACTTGCTATTTTTTGATTGGCGGATGTCCAACCTATAGATGTGGAGTCATAAGATGCGTCATCGGAATCGGCGTTCAATGACTCAAATGTTACATAATTAATATATCCAAACCACGCGCTATTTACAGCATTGTCAAATTCCCCATCAATTATTCTTAAGTTACCATCGGCAACGTAGAATACTGGCAAATCGCTATCCATACTTATCTGGGCTGTGTCCCAACCTTCGCTATCTCTTATATCAAACGAACTGCTGCCATCATCGTACGCAATAATAAATGTTTCATTACTGGAGCCCCCATCCAACTGTTTATCACTGCCCATAGTGAATAGCCCTTTATTCGGATAAATCTGTAGCGTATTACTAGTGGATGTTGTGGTAACTCCACCGAGCGTTTTAACTCTCCCTACAGAGTCTATATTAACATCAACCAAATCCGGGTACTCAGACTCACTCATGTCCCTAGGGTCGGCATCAGAACTTATTCCACCATGAAAGTCCCTAATGGTGTATGTCTGCTTTGGCATTATTCGCTTGTTGCTACGTATGGAGCTAAGGCATCTTTATATTTTTGTTCTAATTCTGCCCATTGAGCACGATGAAGGGCGACCAATTCAGCATCTTCATCTTCGTTATAAAATGTGATAGTTCTTTGTTTTAATATTGCGCTAGCACCAAGGACTAGGGCGTGTTCTAACTCATCAGGGAAAGCGGTCACAGTAGTAGCGTCATGCTCTATTGTTGGATTATTCATCGAATAATATCTTGCTGGGTTCCCCGCCGCTAATTCAGGATAAACATAAATATCATTGTCATTAAACGTCCACCGAGGAGATTCGCCCGTAGCAAAGTAAATACTGTTTGAATTTTGCAACTTACCCTGTAACGAGGCGTCTGCAAAGACGCAAGACACATACAAACTAAAAGCGCCGTCATCTTCTCTTCTTTCTACTAATAATATTCTTGAATTTTCAACATTACTTGCTAATGGATTTGATGTGACATTGGAAGACTTGGTTGCGTATTGAATTAATATATCGGGACGAACCTTGTTAAGTATATCGCTAGCAGTATCTTGGAGAGCATCTTGTATGGCTTGCTGATTTGCCGTAGCATCATCACTACCTACGCTTGATGTTGCTCCAATAATATCTTCTATTCTTACTTGAAACGTAGCCATCAGTCATCAGCTCCAGTTAAATTACCAATAGAGCCATTTCTTGTAGTAACAAATGATTGCATTGGATTTGGAACCATGTGTGGCATAGGTTCTTTTGCGCGTGATGTGTCAATATATTCCTGTTCTAGCTTTCTAGCTAACCCCATGTGCCCGCTACCAACTTGAAGATTTCCCCCAAGATTTAGAAAATGACCTAAAGTATTATGAATTGCCGCCGGAATCAACTGAGCAGGAAGGTCTACCCTGCTAGCTATGCTAGCTTTTGGTTCTGGCTTAGCGTAATAATAGACTTTTAGCGTATCACCGCTATCTGGGTTTTTTGTCAAATAAAGTTTGTGTGTGTCTTCCTGCCAAAAACCGCCACTTGAGTAAGCCGTTGTTCCACTTGAAGAGTCGACAGCTACTGAAAAACTATTTGTAGGAGAAACTAAACCGTCGGTCGTAACAGCAAGTCGTTTACTATTTAAATGTGATACCTTAGTTGCAGTAATATAATGACCTTCTATTTCACTAAAAACAACATAATCACCATCGTCCAGACCATGAGACGCAGAAGTTACTATACTAGGAGATGCTCCGGTTATCCCAGTAATAGAACCAGTAGATGTATCTGTTTTGATATAATAACCAATTTTTGATACATCATCATCAGACACATTAGATATAATTGATGACTCATCAACAAATGGAACATCTGTCTGGTCGAGCTCAACTTTGTATATTTGTCCAGAATAATTGCTTTTAGTAAAAACATATTCCTTTCCACTAGATGAAAAAGACTGAAAGTCTCTTTTTTGCACTGAACGCATAGCAATATCGTTGACGGCTTGGTCAAAATATATTCCCATTAAATTATGAGAAACAGGGATTTCAACGCCTCCCGCAATTACTCCAGTGTCAATTAATTCATAGGCTTCTTGGTAACGCATTATTTACCCTTCTTTTTGCGGTATTTTTTTCTAACACGGGACTTTTTCTTTTTTCCTAATGTACTCACCGTCCTAGGTGAGCCATCAGAAAATCCTGTAGCCCCGGTTCCGTATGTTGTATCTGCCATAATGGTTACTTAGGGGCGGTCGCGATTGCATTGCTCTCTGCCGCCCCCAAGCGATTTGGTTAATTAGACCAATTTTAAGATTGCATGAGTTTGCTCATTGCGAATCTCAACACCCATCTCCATCAGCCATTCGTCAGTCTGACCATCACGACCATCCTTAACGATGTCTTTACGAAGTTGCATATTACGACCAGCCAACGGACGAATTGAGAAATTCGCCGGGTCAATCGCAACAGCATAGTCTTCAAGACTACCTCTAAGAAGAGGATGAGGTACGAAATCCAACTGACCAACCGGACCCATGTAAGAACGAACCCTTACTCCAGTTTTTGTTTCTTCACCTTGGTCGTAGAACGCTGTACCATCAGTTCTGGTTGCGGCGGCAAGCTGTACAAGCCACTTATTCGAGGCAAATACAGTTTTCTTCATGCTACCAGAGACCATATCGGAAAAGATATACTCACTGACTCCATCAAGATTAGCCAATCCAGCACTGTAGTCCCATTGGACATTGGTATTGCTTGCTCCATTCAAAGAGCTAACTGCACCAGCAGTCGAACCGACATCAAAGCCCTGAAAAGTCCTTTTTGGATTTTCAGCACTAGCATCAAGAGATATTGCGCCATTATTTAAAATAGCCCATTCAATATCTGTTTTTAATTTTGCCAGTTTCCGAGCCTGTAGACGGGACATTTCTGAACCGCCATAGTGCTTAGCCGCTTTTGCTGTATTGGTAATCGTATAAGGTTCGCGGAAAATCTGTGTACAGTTTTTCAGCCTGCGTACCTTTTTACGAGATTCTACCCCAACAGCCGCGCCCTCAGCGTATTGACCGGGACCACCACCCACTAGGAAGTAATCAGCATCAGCAAAATTAATTTCTCCAAAACCGTTAGTTCCACTATGAGTTTGATAACCCCAATAATCAACAGCTACTGCGTTGTCATATAACTGACCTGCTGTTGCTACGTATTCTAGAGTTAATGTTGAATCAGTGTTAAAACCAATAACATCAGTACCGCCAGCAATAGCTTCAGTATTATAAGCGTTTAAACTAGCATGGACGTGAGCGCCAACAAATTGGACTGCTTTATGGTTTGTTGTGCTACAATTAACCTCGTCACCTATTGCAACACATATTAAATGCGTTACATCAGTTGCAAAAGTCGCTGAACCAGTAAATGTGCCAAGATAAATTCCACCAACTTCAAAAGCTTCCACTTCTGCTTGTCTTTTGAAATTTATAATTACATTTTCACCGTTCACGCCACTTGTAGCTGTATCGGACAATAGAGTTGTGGCAGAATCTGCACCAGCAGATTCTCCAGACATATCAATTTTGACCGACCTTTTAATCATGTACTCGTCTTCCATCCACTCGAAAATCGGAACGGGAGTCATCATTGACTTCATTCCGAACAGAGAGAAAATGGGAGTAACATTTGGATTGTAGTAGTGGATTTTTGACCCTAGTTCAAGGACTTGTCGTTGCGACGCATCTGAGAACTGAAGGGCAGTACCAGTACCGTAAGTTGTAGCCATTAGCTACCTCCTTATTATGTTACGATAATGCTACAATCCACTTAAAAAAATAAGGGACTATAACACTATGTATTAGTATTATTAAATTCCATAATTCCCTTCCAAAAGTCGTCTACAGCTTTTTCTTCGGGTTCAATAGAAGCTGGAGCGCTTCCGCTAACTGCGGCGGCGCTATTCTGCTTATTTTTTACCCTTGGAGCCTGCTCAGATGTTTTTGGCTGAGAACTATGCCCATGATTAGCCAAAGTCTTCCAGATTTGAACCAAGTTCTCCTGAGACACATGATTTGGGTCAGCCATAAATTGCCGATATTCGACAATATCTGTATCACTTAACCCCATTTTCTGTAACTCTACAGTTTCCGCGTCAAAAGCCTGCGACTCAGAGAGTTCAGACTTTAACTTTTCAACCTCCTGCATGGCTTGAACCGCTCCTTGACGAATAAGCCATTCATCTTGAGCTGTTCTCCATTGTGCGGAGCTAGAGTTATCAATACTTTCATCGAGAATGTCATAATCGTCGGGCTTAGTCGGCGGTGCATTCAAATCCTTCTGTTTTTCTTGAACTGATTCTGTCAGTTTTTGAACCACATCTGGGTTACTGGCGAGGAAGTCATCCAACTGGGCTAGCTTTTCATACTTGCCTTTTTCACCGCTCCATTCATTCCTTTCCTTATCGGACTTTGATTGGAGTTGCTTATAGGCGTCTGCCAGCTTTTGTCTGCCTTCGTCGTCATTTTTGAATTTATTCTCAATGAGCCATTGCTCAATCTCGGATTCTGTTTCTGGTTGTTCTTCACTAACCTTCTCATCAGATTGAGTTTCCTGAGCTTCTTTAGTTTCTTCGACAGGAGCTGTTTCTACTTGCTCCTTTTCTTCAACTTCTGATGAAGAGCCTGTATTGAACTCGTCGAGTTCAGCCATAAGGTTATCTTCGCTCATTTCTTCATTCTGGTTTTTCTGGTCTTCATTTGTCATTCGATGCTCCTTTAAAGTTATCCGCGTTAAGCTTGCGGAGCTTTTGTTCCTGAGTTAATCGCTTGTTTTGCAAGAGATAAATCTTCACTGACCATGCGAGTTTTATCCCTTTGTCGCGCTTGTTCGAGCTTAGCACCGGACTTAATGTTGCTTACCGCCTCAGATACTGGTTTGGTAGCCTCACTTATTTCAGCCCTCATGTTAGCATGGAACACTTCACGCTCTCTAGTTTGCAAGTCACCTTGCATTTTCTTGAGTTCTTCCTGCGCTTGTTGCAACTGCGCCTGTAAATTTGCTATCTCTCCCATACGTTGCATTAACGATGCTTTATCTATGTCGCCTTTCATATTCATAATGACCTGAGTTTTATCATAAATACCAGCATTTAAGAGAGTTAAATCTTTTTGTAGTTCCGCCATTGGCGATTTAGAACGAGTAGACCCCACTACAACCCTAACGTCGAATTGCGATGTTGTCATATCGTATAGTTTCTTAACCGCACCTGTTTTGTCGTCTATAACTGGAATATTCAAGTTTACTTCACTTTCATCTCCAGTTGGGCTTACAATTCTTAAGGTTCTTTGTTGGTCATAAACACTAGGCATCCACTCTACCACTATTTTTGCCGACCTTGTAAGCATATCGTAAATAGGTAAAATTTTCCAATTTTGCTTTCTAGACGACGATTCGTCCATAATTTGGGCTTCTCCAACAGTTCCCGGTGCTCCTTGAGAATTACCCTGTAAAAACTTATAAGCACCAAAGACCGTTTCTATATCTACTTCATATCGAGATTTCTCGGTGTATAATTGTGACGATACGGCTGGAGGTGCAAACTCTTTTATTTTTCCAGCCGCAAGCGCTCCCGGATTTGCTCTAATAATTGCATTTGGAATGTGCCACTTTTGAATCTCACTAGCATCAATAGCCCCATCTTCATAAAGAAGTTTAAAGTTTGTAGTGGCATTCGTATGTGAAATGATTAAGGCTTCTGTCCTGTTTAGCATTCGCTGTGGCGTCTTGGAATGTCTTACATCTCCGCTTGGAAATGGATTTCCTGCATGCTCATTGCATGCGACTGCTATTGGATATTCAGAAATGGGTAATATTTCATCATAAAGAATTGTATCTCCAACTACGAACACTTCTCTAACTTTAGTCTGATAAGCGAGCTGTTCTGTAATGACACCTTCGCTTAAAAAGCTTTCATATTTATCGTCATTTATTAATTCTTTGTATTCATCCTTCGTGTAAAGCTGTGATTTTCCTGTATTTGTATCAAGAATCAAGGCATGTGGAATATTGACCTTCGTAAAATAACAATACTTTCTAACTCTGCTTTGATGGTCGAGCTCAGAGCTTCCGCGAGTCTCAATATGGTCTCTGGAATATTTTCCAGATTCCATCTCATTACGCTGGTGGTTTTCTTCAGCCTTGTCTATTTCCTTTGCATATTGCGGGAATAAAATCTTAAGATGCTCTTTTGTATGTAAATCGGAATATATTATTGAGCTAGCATCGGAAAAATCAGGCATAGAACAATTAGGGTCAACAAAAATAGACTCTGGGGGCATTCTTTTTACATTTATCGTACCGAGTCCGCCATCCCCTTTCCAATTCGGGTATATATACATATAGGCAATCCCTTTTACGATAAAATCCTTGCATGCCTGACGAAAATGAACATCCGCATCAGACTCGTACCATATTTTATCAAGCAACTGGTCAAAGACGAATGCCGCATCATTGTCAGTTTTGCCCACAGCGTGGACGTCCCATTCAGGAGCAGACGCGGCAATATTCGCCAGAACTTGCTCAACCGACGGGCGTATCTTGTTATTTGCTTCGGGGGGTTGCCCCACGCTGAGCAAGTAATTCTTTTGCGTCTTAGTAAGTTGTGAACCTAGGTAAAACTCATGGTCTTCTGCCATTTGAAAGCGGTATTCACTAGATGCGCTTTCAAATAATAAATAATCTGAACGCACTTCCTCCGCTGTAATTTTCTTTGTGTCAAGCTTACGTAAGTTTAGCATTTTTATATGTTTAATGTTACAAACATGTTATAGTAGTATCAAAATTTTTTATTTAATAAAATTAATGTATTTATAGGAGCCAATATGCCATCAGAAGTATTATCATCTCCACCCTTTACCATGCTCGCTAAGTCATTTAAATACATATACTTAACTGCTTTTTTTAATTTATCAACACGAAACATTATAGTAAACTTAACGTCTCCGTCAATCGTAAACACCTGAATCCACCATTTTGCGTCTGTGGTCGATATTCCAGATGGTTTACCGCGAGAGCGAACTTCTACGAACATGTTTCCAGTATCTGCCCAAATATCTCGCTCCGTCTTGACTTCTATTGAGCCGTCGCCTTCAAAAAGCTCTTTGATTTTTTTTTCATATATTTGACCAAAATCTAGGTCTATATCAAAATTTCCCATTAAGCTTCAACAAAATCAGCGGCACTAAACATTTGACCAGTTTCCCAATCTACTTCCATGATTGCTGGTGGCGGTAACCATTCACCCTTTTCGTTCTGCTCAACATCTGGCGCCCAAATGTCATCAATAGCCCATCTTAGTGCATCCAGAGTGTCTTTTTTAAATGTTCCATGCTCTTTAAAGTTTAATAATTCCATTTCTAGCTCTTCGTGAGACTCTTTTAAAAACACCGAATGGGATGCAAAGTGCGGTTGCATCTGCTTAATGCGGTAATATTTAGTTTTTATAGCTTGACGGGTATTAATATTATAAAACCGACCAGTTTCTTTAGAATGTCTCCTGACATAATCAGCAAGCATAACATGACCAGTTTCTTCAATCTTAATATCTTTTGGATTATACATATCTGCCATGTCAAATATTCTATCGGCTCCATCCATAGGTGCTACCTGACCCCTGAAGTAATCAAGGATATAAATATTATATTCCTTGTCTACGGCTATAACCATAATTACAGTATAATCGGCTTTTACATTCTCGCTTGATGCGGGGTCAACACCAATAAATATATTTACAGGCAATTTTTCCCGCCTACCTTCATCATTTCGCATAATAAAGCTCTGATTGTCTTCGTACATATACCGACCTTCCCAATATCGCATATCTCGCTCTTTAAAAATACGAAAACTATCATCAACTGGTATATTTTGGTACTCTTGATAGAAATATGCTATATCTCCTTCGGATTTTAGCCTTTCTTTTTCAGACATAAGCCAAGAATAGGGTCTACGCTCGTCCCAAAGCACTTTTACGTTCCCTTTTTCATCCAAAAACTCATTTCCAGACGTACTAAAACGACCTTCTGGCAAATCTTGTGGCACAGCTTGAAAAAACATAGACTTCCAGCCCTTAACTTTATAATTTCCTTCCTTATCGTAAGCTAGAGGACCAGCAATTCTGTTTAAATAGGCTTCTGTATCTACAATAGTGCCAATAAATACAAGTTTTGCGTCTCCAGAACCGGGAATTACAGCCGCATTTAACCATCGTCTGAATTTATCTCTTGCCATAGGGGTGTTACTATTAGATTCGCCTTCTCCATCGTCAATAATTGTTAGAGTTGGGCGATATGCGCCATATTTTAGACCACGAACTTTCTGTCCGGTTCCACGAATAAGGCATTTACACATTACATTGGGCTTTCCGTACTTATCAAAGCCTCCGATTACCTCTTTTTCTTCCTTACCCCACACGGAACCCTTTCTGTCGCCAAAAAAATAATTAATTTTAGGGTTAAACTCGATTTCATTGCCAATAGCCTCTAAATTATACTTAGACTGCATCTCAGATTCAGAAATAAGCAGTAAAAAACGCTCTTCGCCGAATAAAATGCGATGAAGTGGGTATATTAAGTTAATAAATGTCGATTTAGCATGGTCTCTTGGAGCTACTATGGCTAATTTATTACCACTTTTCATAGCTATAAGGGTTTTTGCTATTTCTCTGTGGAAATCAGGAGATTTATTACGACAATGATAGTGCATGGGATTATCCGGGTCTCCGAAAAGAATTTCAGCGAATGTAAAAATATCCAGATACATTGCTTCAAGCATTTTTTGTTTTTCTTCAGCTTTCCCCATATGCACCAGTAAGGTTTTCCATTGCTTTTAACTGCCCTTTATAAGAATCTACTTCATCTAAGAGCTCTAAAACGAATTTAGCGACTACGCCATCAACGAAATATGCTTCATCGTCAATATGAATGACTCCCGGCTGAGTAACGTCAACTTCTTCACTCTTGGACTGCGGGTGATTCGTATAATTCTTCGTCTTTATTGTTTTGCGCGCCATAAGTAGTTTCAGCAATAGATTTTCGTACAGAAGATAATTTTTTTATATCGCCATCAGATAATGCGAATACCCCTTCAACATGTTCTTCTCTTTTCTCCTTGGCAAGATGTCCAAGCATATCACTAACCCTATTCAGGGCATTTAATTTCGTAGCGGCAGGAATTTCTATATCTTCAATCATTTCCCTGTACTTGTTGGCAACATAATCGTCATCCAAACCTAAGGCGCCTAATTTGTCTCTCATATTCATAGCAATATACTCCCTGATGTGCTTTCTTTTGAGAATCCCCATTCCGCGCCTGAGCGCCTGTTCTGGATTATTGTCCCTGTAGATAGTTTGGTAGGCAAGAATGATAGATTCTGCATCCCACATCCCCATTTTGTCTGTTTTACCACTTAAAAATAAGGCATCTACAAATGTTCTCTGCTTTGCGGTAGGACGAACATTCTTAATCAAGTCCTTTCCAAAATAGTACCTATCACGGTAGTAATCTGGTTGCTTTTGAGCATAAACATGTTTTTTATGAACCCCACACTCACCGTAACCAGTACGAATGAAAATATAAGATTTTTTAACATTTGAAGGGTTTGCTTTGCGCTTGCCAGTAACTTGGAGAATTTTCCCGTCTTGGGTTTGTATCCATTCTCCGACTTCAGCCTGACGCCAATCCTTAACAGGTTCGATGCCAAGTTCTCTGGCTTCTTCTTCCGTGTAGACATCAAATGTCTTACCCCTGCATTCGACTTCCATTATTAAAGACTTGCCAACCTACAGATTTCCACTGCACTTACCTTATAGTCAGTTGACCTCGAGTCCATTGGCAAAAGCCAGCAATTCTTTAATCTTTTCATAATTAGAATGGAGCGTCTTTCTCTTCTATTTTATAAGAAACATAACCTTTCCCGGCGGCAGAGACCTTTTTCCAGCCAGCAATCTTTACTTCTTTGCCTAGGAACTTGCCCTGACCTGTATAATCGGGCTGATTCTCTTTTGTCTTGTTGTCGTTGGTAAACATGGTGAAAGTGTTGTCTTTGATTTCGTACGGCATTCATAACTCCTGATTATGGTTAAAATAATATTTAAATCCCCGTAACGAATATAACGACAATGTTACAGTAAACAAAAGTAAAAAGGTTGATTTCGCAACCTAAGGTTTATATACCTTAGGTTTATATACCTTAGGTATATATAATATATATATATAAATAATATATCTATACCTTAGGTATACTTCTACTTCTATATGCATGGCACTGCCATACTTTTGCCATACGTTTGCCATTGGCACTTTAATGGCACTGCCATTAAGTCTAGCTATTGTTAGAGATATATTGACGTAAATATAGGGATGAACATAAAAACACCGATAATGAACATGAAATAAACATGTTTATTGCTACCTTCTATAATAAAAGGACAGAAGGACAAACAACACCCTTTCAAGCTAAAAACTGTGCAAAAAATGGATGGGTCGTACCTTACGTATGGACACCCCCCTACGTACGCGTTCGGCTCTCGGCGTTTTCGTTGAGTACGCGTTACGCGTTCGGTCTCTCTCTATCCGCCCGCAATCATTACTTTTCTAGCTCCCTTTGAGCTAGCTTGTGACGTATTGCCGTCGGTAATAGGGAATTGTCTAGGTTTTGCCCTGTTTCATGGGTAAGTTTGACCATCGCCGACGGCACAATGCCGAAGGATTTGATAACTAGCGTTTCACGCGCTATTAATAACACGCGAAGGACACCCTTCGCGAAGGAGAACACCATGATAGGATACTATAACCCCGAAAGCAACAACGAAGTTGTTGCACCAAACGACGTAAATACCCAAGCCGGGACTGTACGCGCTGATTATCCCACGCCTACGGAAGAGCAAGCTCTTCTCGCGTATGAAGAGCTATACCGCCAACCGATATTGGCTGAATTCGTCAAGAACGCGCAAGACCACGCGGTAATTACGCCCGCAGTCTGGAGCTTCGAAGACGAGCTAGAACGTCGTGAGATGTCAGACCTACCCAACGCACAAGACCACGCGATAAATAGCGCGCTGTCTCAAGGGTTTGTCGTCGATGAATCAACCGAATGCTACACCGACGGCTGTAGTTGTTCGCGCCACCACGCGTAGGCTGTATCTCGTCGAGATACACAAGTAAACCCTAGACAGGGCTCTCTCCCAAAGGGAGAGCTAGGTTCGATTCCTAGCTAGGGTTCTATGGCGTAGCCATACCCAATTTCACAAGGTTATAGCGTAGCTATAAACCCAACAGAAACAAGGGTTTAGAACGCGTAGAATACCCTAGGGCGGTAAATGCCCTTATAACACACTCTGACCTATGGTCAGTAGTGTTATAAATACCCAAAGCTAGCACCATCCTATAGAGACGGCATAGGATACCCTAGCAAGAATAAAAACCATGCCGTCACAAATGGAGTAAATACCCAATGAAGAATACACCAAAAATACTCGTTAAGGATTCTAGAACAATAGTAGAATTCAATCCTTATGATTTCGAAGGATACGCTAGAACAATGACGACATTCTCTGAAGATTCAATAACAAGAGAAGAACTTGAAAATGGAGACCGATTAAGACTATTGGCTCTTACTGAAATACTATCAGATAACCACATGGAAGTCCATACCGATGACAATGGTGAATATATCTCCGACATGGAGAAGAAAATATACATTGAAGAGTGTGAAATCATGGGAATTAAAAGGGACGAATTTTACCTAGATGAGTCGGTTCTATACTTTACGGGGTATCATTGGTATATCATCAATGAACAAGGTCAGAGAATTGCATTCTCGGATAATGGTGAATTTAGATGGTGTGAAAATGTGGTTGATTCTGACGGGGAATCAGATTTCTTTTCTGATAAGCATGATTTTGAACAACTCGTAGAGTGTCCAATAGATTGCTTTTTAAAAGAAGGTGGCTTTTATAAAGCTATATACGAGCCCATGTTTCTTAAAAAACGACCACCAACTACTCAATCAATTTAGTTAATCTACGATTAACTAATAAAAATGTTAGTCAACAGGTAAGGGTTCTAGCTTTGAACTGTAAGTGAAAAAGCTAGAATCCTTAACCAAAACACAGGGAGCCAAATGGCAAATCAACTCGACAAATTTTCACTTCGGTTTATCTCTATAAGCCCCGGTTATAAAAAACAAGTGAAAAAAGCCCACAACAGGGCTAAAAGAAGAGAAGGGAAAAAACTTATCCCATCTCTATACAATCGCTATAGTGGTCATATAGCTTAACCAAAGCGGAGCAATCAAATGGATTTTTACACATTAAAATTGAAAATTTTAACCTATGGCAGAATCGTTTTGCCTATGGCATTTTTATTATTCACAATAATAACAGGGAGTTAA